ACTTTACAAATAGCCCGTATAGCCATTCTAAGCCATTCTGAGAGCTTTTAATCCAAAAGTAAGGTAATGGGTAGGGTGAGTGTATTATCGTTGCTTAGAATGGATATTTGCTTGTTACATTAAACCAATTACTTTATATACTTTGCTTTCCTTGCGATAAGCATTAACGCAATCGCAAGGTCTGGAATAAGCATAGTTCTTGGTTTAATGTAAGTAAGACCCCCCTTGAGTAGGTCGAATCCACATTTGCGGTAGCAAGTGGATTCTAAAGCCCAAAGGAAGCCTTGACTCTTTGGGCTTTACCTACTCAATTCACCCCCTAAGCCTCTCTAGAGCCTAAATTAGCGACTTTCAAACTTCCCTTCTATGTAGGGGCGAGGTTGCTACTCGCCCCCCTTCCCATTACTTTTATTTTATATATTTTTTATTATTTTAAAATTACACTCTGTCACTCAGCAGTGTTTACTAGTGGTTAAATACTACCTCTGCTTCTACTTTCTATGACACTAAAAAAGGTACACACAACAACCAAGCTTATCAAAGCCAATAGTGGATACTTCCTAGCCATCCCTAAGCATATGATGGACTTTATGGAGTTAGAGCTGCATCAAACCCTCAATATTGTCTATAATGCTACAACTAAACAGCTGGTGGTTACAAAATGACAGAGTTTAATTTAAGTAGAGAAAGAAATATGTTAAGAGGAACTTTATTTACTTATTTATCTCCAAATATAGCAGAGAAGATTTGGAGTTTAATACAAAAGCAAGATAAAAGTTTTATTAAGAGGTTGAAAGAAGAGATTAAAGAAGGAGTAATAATCGACAAACTAGCAGGAGATGATTTAAAATGACCCCAAATTCGTCTCCCTATAGGTATAGTATACTATCTTATATATACAGGCTTAAAGCCCCTACCCCTACTTCTTACATCTTTTTATACTCTGATTCTCCTAGTTTGGATAGTGGTTTAGATAACTATCTAGATAATACTAATAAGAATAATAATATACCTTATATAAACCATAGTAAGCTTAAGCTTACTAATAAGGTTCAATTAAACAATGGAGATGAAGAGTATGACAACAAAAGAAGAAAACATAAACGATTGGATGAAAGATGCAAGTCTACCAAAGCCCCTACCTGATAGTAAGGGGATTGTTAGTGCTATACAGTCACCTGTTTCAGTTACTACGAAGTTTGGTAACAAACAAGTCAGTCAGGTAGTGATACAGGGCTCAGATGGCTCTACAATCAACTGTAGGCTTTTTCTACCAGACCAATTCCCACAGATACACCCGAAGTCTAGTATCGGCAAGATATTGGCTAAGTATGGCTGTAAGAGCCTTACGGAGCTAATTGGTAAAGAGGTTGAGGTAGTAGAGGTAGGCGATATGATGTGGAATATAAAAGGGGGGGATTAACTCCCCTTTCATTCTCTTGCAAGCAGTGTAGCAGTACTGTGAACTGTTAGAGGGAGAGGTAAAACCAAACCCTCGTTTATACTCAAAATGACAAAACTAAACAAACAAGATTGGGAACGAGCAAGAGCTGAGGCTATTGATTTAATCAAACAGTCGGAAATAATGTTCATTAATGGGACATTCCTTCTGACAAAGGCTGACGAAATGCTTAAGACCTTCAAAAATGACAAGTCTTGAGCTTGACCCATGGCAGAAAGACATATTAGCTACTAAAGGCAATATAGTGCTTTGCTCAGGCAGACAATGTGGGAAATCGACCATTATTAGCCGTAAGGCGTCAGAATACGCCATTAACCATCCAAAGAAGGTTGTTATGGTAGTAGCTGCAGTAGAAAGACAGGCTTACCTACTATTTGAGAAGATTATAGCCTATACTGCAGACAACTACCCCAAACTAATCAAAAAGGGCAAAGATAAGCCTACAAAGAGCAAATTACAGCTTAAGAATGGCTCTGTCATCTATTGTCTACCCACAGGGCTTTCAGGCTATGGTATAAGAGGTTTCTCAATAGACCAGCTCTATGTAGATGAGGCTGCCTTTGTACCTGATGAGGTGTTTCAGGCTATAACTCCTGCCTTAGTCACTACAGGAGGGGATATTATACTCCTTTCCACGCCTTACGGTAGAGAGGGCTACTTCTTTCAATCCTTTAATAATGATGGATTCACTAAGTTTCAGATTAGCACAGAAGAAGTAGCCAAGCAGAGACCTACCCTTATGCGTGAGCGTATGGATAAGTTTTTAGAAGCAGAGCGTGAGCGTATGACCAAGAAACAATACCAACAGGAATATTTAGGTCTCTTTGTTCATGACCTGTCTCAGTACTTTCCAGACGACCTCATTAAGAAGTGTATGACTCTGGAGAGACCTACAGTCATAGACAAAGAGCGTAAGACTTACATAGGCGTTGATTTAGCACGTATGGGTGATGATGAGTCAGTCTTCTCTGTAGTGCAGATAGTAGGCGATACACTTATACAGGTGGAGAGTATCATAACCCGTAAGACCCTTCTTACCATGTCAGCTAGGCTTATCAGAGAGTTAGACCTCAAGTATAACTTCCGTGAGATATACGTAGATGAGGGGGGGATAGGTGTTGGCTGCATTGATATACTGCTAGAGGATGAGCAGACTAGGCGTAAGGTTAAAGCCATCAACAACTTAAGGAGAGCCTTTGACCATGACCCCAAGCGTATGAAGAAGCTTATGAAAGAAGACCTGTATAACAACTTACTACGACTTATGGAGCAAGATAAGATTAAGCTACTATCAGACCCTGAGATATTTCAGTCTCTTAAGTCTGTTCAATACGAGTACTCAGGGGGCATCAGCGAGGAGAAGAAGCTTAAGATATTCGGTCATTACACTCATTGTGCAGAATCTCTCATAAGGGCTGCATGGTGTATGAAAACTAAAAGTTTAAGTATATACATTTACTAAGGAAAACATGGCTCAAATAATACTATCAGGACAGGCAGTAAGGAAGGCAGGAGCGAACGTGTCTACTTCTATCCCCGAAGTAGCTTATACAGAGTGGATTAGTGGAGCTACTGCTTTTATCAATGTTAACTCACGTAAGAACTTTAGTGATGACTTCACAGGCTTAAATGATGATGTTAAGCATATAGTGGCTGATACTCTCTCTGACCTAGTAGCCATTAAGATTGTTACTTATGATATGAGTAGTGTAGGAGTGAATGAGGCTGCAGATAGGATTAACATCTTTAGAGATAATGCCTTAAGGAATATTAAAGAACTTACTGATGATAAACAAAAGACCTTTATAACAAACGCATAATGGGAGAATTAAACTTTGGACTACTTAAAGCACCTGACCCTATAGTCAGCTTTGCTTTTAATGACTTAGTACAGAACGCAGGATTGATTGACTTAAAGGCAGCTAAGCTTGTTGATACTGCAGCTGCTAACAAGTTCATTTTAACTACAAGCTCTGCTATTGGCTCTATTGACACCTTTGCCTCTAAGTTAGCAGGGGCAGGGACTATTATGGCTGCTACTGACTTCGTAGGTGAGTTTAACAGGTCTTTTAACATTAAAGGAGATATTATAATCAATGTACCAATTTGGATAACAGGGGCATCAGGGGGAGATGATACCATCTCTGTTACTGCTACTGTCTTACATAATACTACTACCATAGGCACAGGCTCAGTCACTAGGACTTTCCCTGCAGGTACTGCTACAGTCTCAGGTGAGGATATATCATCTATGATTATAGAAGATGTAAATTTTAGAATCTCTATAGGTGATACTATCACATTAAGGATAGCTGCAGAAGGTAATGGAGCAGGTAGCTCTAATTATTATGTCTTATTTGACCCACTAAATAGAACAGGAATATTAAGCAATTCTACCTCAGTTATGAGGATGCTTTTACCTGTGAGGTTGGACTTCTAAGATGGCTGAGACAGACTTACAAAACGCAGTAGTCAGTGATATGACTACGAATGTAGAAGACTTCTCAGTAGATGCTGAGTCTACAGATGGAGTACAAGACCAAAAGGAGACTACATGGACAAACGAGAATTGGGGACAACAGTTAGGTTATTTCCGTTCAGTACCTGAGCTTAACAGAGCTATAACAGCTTTGGCTATTTGGACTGCAGGTAAGGGATATACTACAGACGCTACAACTCAAGCTAATTTGGATAGTATCACAGGTTGGGGTGAGGAGACCTTTAACCAAATATTAGTCAATATGATTAAGACCAAGAAGATAGGGGGTGACGCCTTTGCTGAGATAGTAAGGGATGATAAGGGTATTTTAATTAATGTTAAGATATTAGACCCTGCAGTTATGCGTATAGTAGTCAATAGACAGGGAATCATTATTAGGTACGAACAACTATCTAAGACTAAGGCCCCTGTTAAGAGATTCAAGCCTCAAGACATATTTCATATAACAAACGATAGGATAGCTGATAACATACATGGAGAGTCTATAGTAGATGTATGTGAGACTGTTATACTTACACGTAATGAGGCAGTAGCTGATTGGAAGAAAGTACTCCATAGAAACGTAGTACCTGTACGTATCATTGAAGCAGATACAGATGACCAAACCAAGATAGCACAGCTTAAGACACAGTATGAGACAGCTATTAACAAAGGAGAGGTCTTAATAGTACCTAAGGGTAACGTTGAGATTAAGGACTCTAACCCTGTACTACAGGACTCACTATCTACTATCAGATACTATGAAAACTTCTTTTAT